TCTGCGCGGCGGAACCGCTGTGACCTGCGTAATCCTTCCGTTCCGGCGTCGCCCGGTTAGTAACCCGGCGGGTGCCGCATGACTCGCGGAAACCTTATCTACGTGCGGGACCCGTCGGAGCCGTCGGGGTATCGCTCGTTGCCCACTGTGGAGTTGTTCTGTGTGGTTTGCTCCACCTTCGTCGGCGTCCGCCTGGCGGATGACCCGCCAGTCGAGCGGATTTGTGTGGCCTGCCAGGCGGTGACCGAATGACCGTCAATGATGCATTGACGTACGGGGGCGATTTGGGATTCTCTGAGTTTGCCCCGTTCATTCGGCGTGTTCTTGTCGAGTGGGCGCGTGAGGTCGCACTGAGTGACCCTGACGCATTCGCGGAAATGGTTGATATTGCAGCCGAATTCACAGATGCACTTGCACCGACAGCGCGCGCATTGCGAAAGGCTGGCGGTTTTAGTTGGGCCGAAATTGCTGAGCCCCTTGGTATTTCGCGTCAAGCGGCGCAACAGCGCTGGGGATAAGAAATGGCAATGTGTAACAGGTCTAAACCTCTACTTGATGTTGATCACATGATCAGGGAGGGAAGGCACCGGCCGATTCCGGCGGCATGGATTCCGGCGATTGACGATTTTGCTGCGGCATTGCGGGCGGGTGGTGCGCCGAAACAATCGGTGACTACCCGCGTATCGCATATGCGGTATGTGGCGAGGGAGTTGGGTGGGTCGCCGTGGGAGGTCACCGGCGACCGGCTCACGCAGTGGGCCGGGCGGCAAGACTGGGCTATCGAGACGCGGCGCAGCTATCGCGGGTCCATGCTCGCGTTCTGGCGGTGGGCCGTGGCGGCGGGGCGCACGGACAGCAATCCGGCGGCGGCGCTGCCGCGCGTGAAGCCAGCGCCGCCCCGGCCGCGCCCGGCACCGGAGATCGTCTATGCCGAGGCGCTGCGGCGCGCGCAGCCACGCGAACGGCTCATGCTGCGGCTGGCCGCCGAGGTGGGGTTGCGCCGCCATGAGGTCGCCAAGGTCCACACGCGCGATGTGGTCGAAGACCTCGAGGGGTGGTCACTGGTGGTGAAGGGCAAGGGCGGCCGGGTGCGTACGCTGCCGCTGCCGGTCGACCTGGCGCGCGAGCTCCGCGCGCACCGCCGGGGTTACGTCTTCCCCGGCGAGGATGAGGGCCACCTGTCGGCGCGGTGGGTCGGCAAGCTGATCACCGGGCTACTGCCAGGGGTGTGGACCATGCACACGCTGCGGCATCGGTTCGGTACGCGGGCCTACCTGGTGGACCGGGACGTGTTCGCCGTCCAGGAGCTACTAGGGCACGCGTCACCGGCGACCACGCGCGCTTACGTGGAGATGCCCCGGGACACACTGCGCCGCACCGTGCAGGCCGTGTCTCGGGGCGCTTGATTTCAGCGGCTGGTTTCTGCGAGAACCCAACTCGCGTAGTCGGGCGAGCATTGCAGCGGGTACGCCCGCACATCGGCAATGCTCGCCCGTCGCCGTATCTGGTCTATCAAGTCGGCGCGCGTGTGCAGCTGCGCCAGCACGCCGACGCCGTTGTCCGGGTCGCGTCGCTCGTAGATGGTGGCCGAGGCCGCGAAGTGGTCGGCCACCAGTTCACGCGAGAGCCGCGCCAGCCATGCCCGCGGCAAGCCGGTTCCGGACAGATAGACCGTTGCTACGGCGATGTTTTCGGCCATGTTCGCAAGTTCCCGTTCTGGTCAGCGTCGGCGATTGCCGCCGCTAGTTGCTGCTCTGCAAGCTCGCGGGTGCGCGCCATGACCGCCCAGCCGTAGACGACGATCCCGTCGAAGTCGGGGCCGCACCACTGCCCGATGGCGTGTGTGCCTTGCGGGTGCAGCGTGAAGCTGTACGAACCGGAATAGTCGGTGCCTTCGTCGGCGGACTCGTACCAGCCGATGAGCGTGCGTGTGGCGCGGCGGTGGGTCAGCTCGCCGACCCATGCGTAATCGCCTGCCTCGATGGCGTTCTCGCCCTGGGCGCGGTCGCCGGTGAGGGTGAGGTGGTCGTCGTCCTGCACGATCATCACGGCGTTGGAGTCCACCCGTTCCGCGCCGTCCTTCCAGACCTGGCAGCTGACCCACCACTGCCCGGACAGGTCGGGGCCGGTCTGGCTGCGCCGGAACAGCTGGCCCGGCGCGATCTCCAGGGCTTCGGCGATCTTGTCCAGGATCGAACCGGGCGGCTCCTGCTCGCCCTGCTCGTAGCGGCCGATCTGGCGCTGGCTGGTTCCGACGGCATCGGCCAGTTGCTTTTGCGTCATCGGTGGTTTGCCCGTCTCGGGGTTCACGGCCTTGTTGCGGAAGTGCGCGATGTTCTGAGCAATTCGGTCTTTGGCGTTCATGGCGGGCCGCCTTCATCTCGCGGGGTTGGTCGCCACCAAATGATTCCAGTTCGGGATGCGAGGCGAGTCCTAACACGACTATAGTCCTCATAGGACTAGTCCACCTAAGACTGATTAGTCCACATCTATGCCAGGACGGGCAATATGAGATGGGACGTAGCGCTGATAGCGAAGGTCGATTGCCGCAATCGGGATTGGCCAGCCTCGAGTGTTCGGGCCGCGCACCACGCAATGCAGGTCCATCGGGAATGTCAGGTCGGCCACTGCCCGGCGAAGACGGCGGCATTCGAAAAGCTCAGGGATGAGGGCAGGCTCACGCCCGATTCGGGGCGGGCGCAGTGAATTCGCCGGGGTGGCTCCAGCACGCCGACGGCAGTTGGTGGGCGCTGGGCGAGGACGGGTTCCCGGTACCCGCCGAGGAATTCGGCGGGCAGCTGCTCGAGTCCGCCAGCCCGCCACTCCTCGAGGGGTACCGCGTGGTCGACGTCGAACCGCTCGAGGTGCGCGACTACGAACTACCGGATTAGGGCACGGCCCGCTGGTAGGTCATGGTGAGCCGACCGCGCACGTCGGCGAACATGGTCTGGCCGCCGGTGAGGGTGCCGCCGGAGTCCTGCGCGACGATGAGCCGGAGCACGTCGCCGACGGCCAGGCGGCGCACGCCCGATGCCATGCCGATGTTGTCCCATGCGTTGGCCGATTCGGCGTCGGCCAGGATCGCGCCGGATGAGGCGGTGCTGTTCTTGGTGACCTTGAGGGAGCGGCGGCCGTTGCTGTTGCCTGCCCAGGTCCACACGGCCTCGATGAGGTAGAGCCCGGCCACCCGGCAGGTGAGCCCGGTAGTGGAGTACTGGGCCTGTCCGCCGGGTTGGGAATCCCATTCGGCGGCCTGCCAGCTCACGACGGTATCGGCGGAGTTGTTCACCGACAGGCCAGCGGTCCGAATGGCCGAGGCGGTCGGCGGCGGCGATGCACCGGGCGGGACGGTCGCAGCGTTGAACGTCGCCTCGATGGCGGTCGCAAGGTTCTGCATCTGCTGTGCGCCCTGATAGATCGGGTCGGTAGCGACCGGGTAGGGCCAGTGGTATATCGGTGTCTCGCCGGGCATGGGTGGACTCCTAGCTGGGTGCGTACACGAGCGGGTGAGTGAGGTAGCGGAAGTCGTTCCAGGACACCGACGGCGACAGCTGGCCGGTCGCGCCGGTGCGCCACTGCAATGAGGTGGCCAGCTGGTTCCAGACCACGAGCGCGGTGGTGTTGGTCTTCCACACGTATTGCAGGGTGGTCGTGATGATCCAACCGCCGTCGTACTCGATGGTGCCGCCGATGATCGCGCATATCGGAATGATGTTCGGCAGCCACGCGGAATAGATCGAAGACGAAATGTAAACCACCCCTTGCGTTTCCGCTGCGAGGGTGAACACTTCGGCCTCAGCTTGGGAATGGAAACCGCCGGTGCGGCGGGTGTCCCAGGTGACCGGCGGGTGCTTGGGCAGCGCGCCCTCGTAGGTGCCGCGTGCGAGAACTTCCGCCACCATGGGGTCTATGTGGATCCCGTTGTCGATCCAGGACGTGATCTGAACGGTTCGGCGTCCGTTGCTGTCGCCCTCCGGTGTCTGCGCAACTGTGGTCACGTCCTGTAGTCCGCCGGGCGCGTCCTTCCATCCCACCTGTACGCGGGTCACAACGCTGTTGGGGGCCAGCTCGATACCGTCGTCGGTGTAGGTCTCGCAGCCGGGTAGCCCGGTGCCCTTGTAGGTCTGGCTGTCGTAGACGGTGTTACCCGCCTGGACGTAGACCAGGCCGTCAGGCATCTGCACCAGGTAGATCAGCGCGTCGTAGCTGCGGCGGTAGAGGTGGCGAATCACGTTGGTGTGCGGGTGGTAGGAGTACGTGTCACCCATGGACATGTAGAACTCGTCGCACAGCGCGTGCAGGTCGCGGCCCTTCACGTCCAGCGGCCAGCACTGAATGTCGACCGATCCGGGGTAGAAATAGAACTCGTCGATTCCGGCGGGCACGGCGGCATCCGCGATCCGATTGGCGCGAACGATCATCGTTTCGGTCGGCCAGGTGCCTGGCGCCATGATGACGTTGCCTAGATCGGCGTCGCGGGCGGCAGCGGTCAGCGCGACCACCCAGCCGCCGGAGCTGTCCAGGTTGGCCGGGCGCGCTACAGCGCCGGTCACACGCCCCGCGAACCAGCGTTGCGACGCGCCACCGGAGTGCTCCCACCACAGTTCGAAGGTCCGGCCGATCACCTGCTTTGCCGACACCTTCGCGGCCCACGTGCCGGTGCGGTCCAGGATGGACAGCTGAGCCGTGCCCGGCCGGGCGTGTGAGATGTAATCATCTCTGCCCCAATCGACTTTGATTCCGGCCAGCGCCAGCGGGGCCGTGCCGATCAGGTCGGCGTCGCATTCGACGCGCTCGCCGTCGAACACCAGATAGGGCACCGGGTTGTATGGCATGGCCTCACACCCTCAGGTCGATGGCGGCCGACGCGCCCACGGTGACATTGCGGCCGCGTAGTAGTCGTTCGATCTGTAGCGCGGTGGCCTGCGGGTCGACCGCGCCCTCTACCGTGATGGTCACGTTCGTGATCTGCGGGGCGGTCAGACTGCCAGCGCCACCGGCCCAGCCGAGCAGCGACGGCGAAGCCGCGGTGAGTTCCGGCCCGGGTGCGGCGTAGCGATCGAACACCGGTGGCAGGAACCGCACGATGTCGGAATACGATGGCACACCCACTAATTCGGGTGTCGGTCCGCCGAACACCGATGTCAGCCACGATGGCGGCGACGGGAACTTGATAGATGAGATGGCCGATATGAGCCGCTGCACAAAGCTGATCACGGTATTGATTGCGCCGCCCACCAGGTCGACGGCGGACCGTACGGCGTCGAACACCGATGAGCCGATGGACTGGAAGGTCTGGAACACGGATATGGCCTGGTCGATCGCGGCCGAGATGACGGCCGATATCGCGGCGGTCACTGCCGACACGACAGCGCTGATCACTGCCCATACGGCCGACCAGGCGGCCGAAACGCGGTGCCAGTAGCCAACTATCGCGCCGACCACGGCACCGACGATCGCAGAGACAAAGCCAACGGCGGTCTGTACGGCGGACACGATGGCTTGCCAGACCGTCAGCGCGGCATCCCGTATCCAGTTCCACGCGGCCACGGCGGCCGAGGACATCGCCTGCCAAATCGTCTGAAACCACGTGGTTTTCGTGGCGATGAGGACAATGACCGCGATGAGCGCGACAACGGCGACGATGATCAGGCCGATTGGATTGGCCGACATGGCGATGTTCCATGCCCACTGCACGGCGGTCGCGATCTGCCCCGCGCGGCTGTAGAGCAGCATGACCGTGTTGTAGGCGGCCTGCGCGGCCAGCGCGATCTTGGTTGCGATCGCGATCGCGACCAGGGCGGGCGCGATCGGTGCCAGCGCGGTGGCCATGGACGCCAGCGACGGCGCGGCGGCCGACAGCACCACGACCCACGGGGAGAACGCGTTCGCCAATGCCGGGATGATCGGGGCGAGGTTCTGAAGCGACTGCGACAGCGCGGGCATCACGGTTTCGGCCATGCGGGCTAGTCCGGGCGTGGCCTGGTTGATCGCGGCACCGATGGCGACGAACGCCGGTCCCATCGCCTGCGTGGCGATCGGGCCTATCTGGGCCATGAGCGAGACGACGGGGTCGAGGACATTGCCGATGTTGCGGACGGTGTTCGACAGGGTGGCGAATGCGCGCTCCACCTGCTCAGGCGAGATCGCGGCCAGCTTCGCGCCGATGGACTCGAGCGCCGCCCCGGCCTGCGGCCCCAGGTTGGCGAACGCCGTGGAGGCAGTCGCGCCCAGCTTGGCGAACCCGGCCACCAGACCGGCCACGCCGGTGCCAGCGGTGGCGACGAACCGATCGGAGTTCGCCACCATCTTCGCCATGGCGTCGGTCGGCAGCCGTTCGGCGATGCCCGAGAACATCGTGCCCAGCGTGGACGCCAGGGCGGCCATCTGTGGTTGCAGCCCGCGCAGCATTCCGCCCAACTGACCGAACGCCGGGATCAGCGCGGACGAAAATGAGTCCGTCACAGACTGTTTCAGGTCGCGCATGGCCGTCAGGAACGGTTCCATGCGCTGACCGATTATCTTGTTGAACGCGGTGTCGGCGTCGCGGAATTGCTTGTTGAACTCCTTCGCCCCGTCGGATAGCCCCTTGAATCCCATCTTGGCCGCCGCCAGCGCCGGAAACAGGGTGCCGACCGCCCCGGCGGCGGCGATGGCGAACGCGCCGACCAGCGCCGCCGCCGACACCGCCACGGCAGATAGGACGCCGATCAGCGGCACCGACGCGAGGGTGATGAGGGTCAGCGCCCGATACAGGGCCACCACCTTGCCCAGGGCACCGGCGACCGCCCGTAGCACCAGGATGGCCGACGCGAGCCGGGCGATATCCCGCGCGGCGCGGCTGGCCTCGTGGCCGACCAGGCGCAGCGCGGCGGCGAACCTGATCAGCGCGGCGCGTACCGGGCCGGGCAGGATCGCGAACAGTGCGGCGGCGACGGCCCGCGCCCTGGACGCCATCGCCCCAGCGGCACCGGCGGCGAACCGCAGTGCCGCACTGGACGCGATCGCGCGTCGGGCGAGCAGCGCCAGGGCGATACCGCCGTATCGCGCCACGGTCGAAATCGTGGAGATGTTGCGCGCCACGAACAGCGCAGCGGCACCGGCCGTGACGACATTGGACGCCATGCGCCGCGCGGCGTCGGCCGTCCGGCGCATCGCCGTTTGCGCGCCGCTACCGTCGCCGGTAATCCGCACGGCCAGAATCGCTGTACCCGCCACCACCTACCTCCTCCGCGCCTGCTCTGCCTGTTCCTCCAGCACCTGAATCGCTGTCGCGATCACCTCATCGGACTCGCAAAGCCATTGCGCGGGCGTGCAATTCGTCGCAACAGCGAGTTCGACTAGGAGTCGTTCGACGGTGCCGGGTTCGTAGGGTCCACGGGCTCCCCCTCTTCCAACACGACCTTGGCGGCGGCGCGCTCGAAGTCGTCGAAGGAACCGGAGAACGCGCCACTGCGCCGCAACGCCGCGTAGCCCATGAAGTTGTTGAACGTGATCGGGTCATCCTGCGGCGGATCCCACTTCAGGCGGCGGCGCGTGGAGGCGTAGAGCATTTCGTCGGCGACGATGGTCGGAATGTTCTGGTGTTCGGTGCCGTCGAGCATCGCGACCGACACATAGTTGCGCTGGATTGCCATGGGTCATATCCCCTTCACGGTGTGGAGCTGCTTTTCGACGTGGGACTCGTAGCGACGCACCCACGCGTTCTCGGTGGCTTGGGCGGCTTCGGTGACGAACGGGCGGGCCGGGATGCTGCGGGCGGGCCAGCCCCAGTGAATCGGGCCGCTGTAGGGCAGCGTGGAGGTAACCGCGGCCGTCCGTTGGCCCCAGACGCCCACGGACAGCGACGAACTCAGTCGACCGGTGAGCCGGGGCGCACGGCCCCGGGCCGCCGCGAGGGTGGTCACGGCGGCGGCCCGCGCCGGGCGGCTCAGTTCGTCCATGCGTCGGGCCGCCGCGCGCATGGTGACGGCCAGCTGGTCGGCCCCATAGACGTGTACCCGGATCACGGCGTCGGCGTGCGTACAGGGCTACCGACCACCGGGAACTCGAATTCCGATGTGGGGCGCGTCTTCACATCGCCACCGACCGACAGCGGCCGGACAACGATGGTTCCGGTGAACTCCGCCGCCGCAGCCGTCGAGGGAACGAACTTGAACGGCTGCTGTGTGCCCTGATTCGCCCATGTCCAGTCGACTAGGCCGCCTTCCGCGATGTCCTGGACAGCCTCACCGGAGAGCTTCCACGTGGTCGTTTCCTCACCGGGCAGCACATCGCCACACAGGGTGTTCAAATCGTCTTCCTTGTCGAACTCCGGTTCCAAGGTGGCCTTGGTGATCTGGCACGAGATGTCGAGTTCGGTTCCGACCGGCCCGAGGATGAGCGAGCCCGGACCCATTTTGTAGCTGCTGACAGGCATTGCGTTGTCTCCTAACAGGTTTCGAGATTCACGGTCAGTCGGTACGCGGGTAGCGGGCCACCTCCGCCGGGCAGGGTGACCGATTCGGACAGTGAGGTATCGGCGTCGGGCTCGATGACGGTCAGCGCCAGGTCCAGGAGTTCGGTGAGGGCCGCGAGCGCGGCCATGATTCCGGTGTCGGGCGCGATGAGGTAGACGTCGGCGGTGAGAGTGCCGCCGCCGCTGAGTAGTTCGTGTGCCAGCGACCGGCCGACCACCCACGCGCACGGCGGGTTGAGGTCGCGCGGCTCCACGCTCGCCCGGACACCGGCGGCGCGCAGCTGCGCGGCGACGTCTTCCAGCTGGGCGGCGATATCGAATGACGCCATCTCAGCCCACCGCCGGGCGCGTGTAGTGGCCCATGCCGAGCAACTGCGCAATGTCGGGGTCGTTGCGCTGCACGTACAGCGGACCCAGCTCGCCGAACGACTCCACACCGGAAGGGGAGTTGCGGCGGCGGTAGACGCGCGCCGCGAGCATGACCGCGCCCTGCACGTACCGGTCCGGCCAGCCCTCGGCTGAGATCGCGGGCGAGCCGAACCAGTACGTCATGAGATCGTTGACGGCATCGACAACGGCCGTCAACGCGTCGTTGTCGCTGTCGTCGGTCAGCCGCAAGTACGCCTTGACAGCGGTGATGTCGATGGCGGGCGGGATGACGGGCGCGGTCATGCGCGGGACTCCTTACGGGGCGGGCGGGGTGACGGTGACGGCGGCGATGCCCTTGGCGTTGTGCAGCAACGTGGCGTAGTAGCCGAACAGCGCGCCGTCACGGCCGCCCTTGGCCAACTCGATGGCCTCTACGCGGATCGGGGAACCGGGCAGCTCGTAGAACGTCGCGGCCGGTTTCGCACCGACGACAACCGTTCCGGCCGGGACGAATTCGGAGTCGGTGAAGTTCTGCGGCGGGATGCCCAGCAGGTCGAGGAACGCGGGCACGTCGTCGTTGGTGAGGTCCAACAGCGTTTCCATATCGGTGGGGTTCACCAGCACGTACGACGCGCGGGTACGCGCGTTGAGCTTGAGATACGTGCGGCCCTTGGCCACGGCCTTGAGCAGGTCCGGCGCGTCACCGGCGGCGGTCGCCGACGCCATGACGAACGCGGCGGCGCGCTGGTCGGACTCGTAGGCGTAGCTCTCCGCCATGGCGCGGAAGTAGCTCGAGATGAACTCCTGGTCGTTGAAGTCGAAGAACTTCCGGTCGAGGTCGTGACCACCGGCCAGGCGGTTGGCCTCCACCGGAACCGATTCGGTGGTAACGGGATTGGTCGGAATCTCGGTCTTGTCGCCCGCGTAGTCGTCCACCTGAGGTTTGGTCACCCACCGCCAGCCGGTCATCTTCCAGTGCCGCAGCGGCGCGGTGTTGAGCAGCGGGACCACCTGGCGCTCGTAGGCCACGCCCGACCACAGTTCACCGACCCACCCGTCCGGGCTGACCCAGGGATTCGCCGATCGGGTGATGTCGGCCAGCGCGGCGTGCAAGGTGGTGTCACCCATGCGGGCGGCGTGGAGGGTGTCGCAGACGTCGGTCCAGGACATCGGGCGCGGTTCGGTGCGCGCGGCGTGCAGACCGGCGGGCGCGGTGGCCGGAGCAACTGAGGGCACCTGTCCGGCCGGCGGTTCGGTCGCGGCGGCGGTGAGATCGGCCGGCGGTGCGTCGGCCGGCGCGGCCGGGTCGGTCGTGGTCTCGGGGTCCATGGGAGCACCTTCCGTTGAGGTTGGGTTTTCGGGTCCGGGGTTAGCCGCGGTGACCGAGTGCACGCGGGCATCGGAGAACGCGGGAATGGCCACCAGGGCGACGCCGTCGAGGGTGGCGCGCACTACCCGGCGGCCGTCGGGGGACAGCTGTACGCCCGACAGCTCCACACTCAGTGCGTCGCGGATACCTTCGGATGCGTCCGACAACGCCAGGTCGCCATCCGGGCTTGTCCCGACCTTGAACGTGAGGGTCAGCCCGGCGTCGGTGTCGTCGGCGGCCAGGACGTAGCCGACCGGCGTTCCGGTGCCGTCGGGGCGGCGGTGATCGCGAAACAGCTTGATCCGCTTCAGGTCGCCGGGGATCGCGATTGCGCCGCGCTCCACGGTGACCTCACCGCGATTGGTGCGGCCGGGCACGCCGTAGGGCAGCGCCAGGCCGTTGATGACGCGCCGCGCGGCGTCGGCGGTCACGTCGGCATCGGCGACCATGCACAGCGTGGAATCGGTCATGGGTCGTCCCTTCGGTGGCGGCCGGGCGACGTGGAGGCGGCCAGCAGCGGCAGCACGCGCTGTAACCACTCCTCCACCTCCGGCACGGCGAGTAGTCGAGTGATGACGGCGTTACCGGCCAGCGCCACGGCCAGGACCACGGCGGCGCGGGTCTCGCCCAGCTGCGCCACCAGCAGCGGCACCAGGGGGCCGAGACCGACCAGCGTCGCGGCCGTCGACCGGGCCGCCGCCCGCGCCGGGTGCCTGCACTGGGTCGGCTCGTCGGTCATCTGCGCGCCACCTCCGGCGTGGCCGGGCGGCGCGTCTGGAGTGCATTGCTGACCGAAATGAGCAGCACGACGACAGCGCCGACCGCGATCAGCGCTGTACAGGCGAGCGCGAACGCCATGATGGCCAGCCACATCATTTCGCGGTCCCGCCCTTCATGAGCCGGGTGCGCAGATCGGCCACCGCGTCGACAAGAGTCAGGTTCTGGCCGTCGGCGTTCTGGCCCAACTGCGGCCAGCCCTGGCCCTGCGGGCCGCGCAGCTGTTCCCACATCTCGCGCAGCATCTGGCGTTCTTCGTCGGTCATCTCGTCCACCTCCGGTGCGTAGATGCCAAGGTGACCGGCGCGCAGCTTCGCCGCGAACTTCGCCAGTTCCCTAGCGCCACAATTGATTTGGTAGTGCATTTCATCGGGCCAGCTGTTCATCTGGCCCCAGTCGCGGCCCCAGAACACCGTGCCCTCGAACAGGTCCAGGCCGTGACGGACCTTCGCCACCTTGTCGGCGGGCATGGTGTAGTGCTTCCACGGGTAACGGGTGGCGTTGATGTCGATCGCGGTACCGCTGAGGTGGTTGGAGTTCCATACCGAATTCGTTGGGCTCCAGCCCCATTCGTCGCGCCGCCCGGCGTCGACGGGTTCGACGTTGCGGTGGTACCAGGCGGCCCAGCCCTTCAGTACCGTGGATACGTCACCGGCGCGCAGCTCCACCACCGCGCGGGTGCCCGGGATCGGGCCACGGTCCAACATGCTCGCGGGAATCTGGGGCCAGCCGTTTTCGGTGATGAGGGTCATGCGTTCGCTCCTGTCGCTGCGGCGGACTCCGGCGCGCGGGCCGAGGACGGCGGCAGCGGCGCGGGGCCGCCGTCGTCTTGGGGCTGCACGCGCTGTTCCGGGCCGACGAATTCCTCCACGTCGAACGCCACGCGGTGACCGCGCGGCGTCATGTCGTCCATGCCGAGGCGTGCCGAGATGGCCGACATGTAGGGGGCCAGCCCGTAGTCCACGAGTTCGGCGTTACGGCCCTGGGTCGTCTCGTAGGTGAGTGACGCCGTGGGTCCGGTGGCGTCGATGCAGGCGGCCGGGATACCGGCGGCGCGGGCGATGTCGACGGCGGCGGCGTTGCGGCCCTCGATGAGCAGATGCTCATTCGGTGCGCCGTGTTCCTTGACCTCGATTGCCGAATTCGTGTAGGCCACACCGCCGTTCATGCCACGGCGGGCGGCGGCCCATTGCGACACGAGCGCGTCGATTTCGGATTGTGGCATGGGCGCGTCGGTGGTCTGGTGTAGCTCCAGGTTCGGCGCGGGGGTTTCGGCCACCTTGTCGGCGGCGGCGATGAGCTTGGCGGCGTGGCGGATCGCGCGGGCCGCGAAGTACAACACGCCTTCGTCCACGCCGGGGATGAGGCACACGGTGTGGTCGGCGACCAGCTGGCCGTCCACCTCGATACGGCCCACGGTGTCGAAGTCCCAACGATCCCACGGGATGCGGTCGGCGGTGAGCACGTGTCCGCCGCTGCCGCGCGTCAGACCCCACAGCGACCAGCCGTAGAACAGCAGATCATCGACGGTCCACAGCATCCGGTGAAACGGCGAGAGCTGGCCGTCGGTGCGGTCGAGCCACAGCGGTTGCGTAGCGGCCGGTTCGGTGGCGTCGCCGACGTAGGAACGTAGCGGCATACGGGCGATAGACCCGGCGATGATGCGGCGGGCGCGGGCCATGGCGGGCACGCTCATGGCCTCGATACGGGTCATGGGCAACACGGACTCGAGGCCGACCAGATCAGGCCAGACAACCTGATTCAGGTGCGAGGGGTAGGCCGACCACGGCGAGGACACCTCGAGCCGATTCGGCGATGACGCGCTACCCGCTACCAGCTCGGGCAGCGAGCGAACCGCCTTCAGCGACGCCAGGAATCCCATACAGCCGATCGTCCGAACCGCACCGACGTTTCCTAGCGTTCGCGGACACCAGCGTGTTGGACGCGCGTTGCCGGGCCGCCATGTCGTCGGCGTGCGCCAGGATCACGTGCCGCTGTTGTGCGCGGCGCACTTCGTCGCGGGACCCGCCGAGGTAGCGCCAGCCGCACGCGCACACCGTCAACGCGGTGCCCTCGGTGCTGTCGGTACGGAACATGCTCATCCGAACACCACCAGCGGCGCGGGCGCGGGCGCGCCCTGGTGGTCGAGGGCGTAGGCGGCCAGCGCCGCCGCCTCGAGCGTGGCGATGCTGCCCGAGATGCGCCGCGCCAGCGCGAACGCGTCACCCACGGGCCGGGTGGTCGCGATGTCGGCGGCGGCCGAGAACGCAGGATCGGTGCGGAACAGAATCCGCGGTGACCCACCTTCGGCCGGAACGATGCGGTCCAGCAGGTTCGCGGCGGCGGCGCACACGTCGCGGGTGGTGATCGGCAGCAGCGCGACACCGGCCACGGCCAGCTCGTCGGCGAGCGTGACCGACGGCCCGGCCCGGTCGATGGCTATGCCGTGGTTGCGGTGCGCGGCGGCCAGCTCGCGGATGCGCGGTGCGGCCCACGCGGTACCGGGTCGGTGGTCGACCAGCTCCACGACGGGCACGCCGTCGACCAGGGCGGCGGCCACGATGGCGGTTTCGCTGCGGTCGATGGCCACGGCCGCGCCGAACGCGGGCCGCGCGTCGGCCGGTATCGGCACGGTGGTCTGTGCGGCGTTCCACCGCTCCAACGGGAACAGTCGCTCACCGGCACCGGTGCGCCGGTTGCCGTAGGCGCGGGCGAACTCGCCGGGCTTGTCGCCCAGCTGATCACGCGCCCGCTTGAGCGCGTCCATGTCGATGGTGTGCCCGTAGGCCGGGTGGTGGGCGGCCACGATGTCGAGGTCGAGCGGGTCGGCGTCGTCGGGTATCGACCACTCGAAATAGCAGACGCCGGGGTCACCATCGCGCCCGCGATCCGACAGGCCATGAAACCAGGTGGAATCCGCCGTGCCCATCGTGGACAGGATGATGGTCTGGGCACCGGGGCGGGTGGCCTGAGTCGGAACGATGGCCTGCATGAGCGCCGCGCCCTGGGCGTCGTCGAACACCCATCCCTCGTCGATGTCGTTGAGGTCGGACTGTTTGCCGTGCAGCGCGTCGACCGTCGGCGGGTGCGGGCGCAGCTCTGAGCCGGTGCGCGGGAAGATCATTCGCGAATCACCCGCGCCCCACTTCACGGAGATGAGCGGGGCCAGCGGGGAATTCAGCATCCGACCGGCCATCTCCCGCCACTGGTCGCGGGCATCCTGCCCGGTCTGCGCGGTGTGCCAGGCACGGGCGCGCGGCCGGGACAGGCACCGGTGCACGTGCTTGGCCAGGACCAAGGTCGTCTTGCCGGACTGGCGCGGTACGGAGATGACCACCAGCGGGTGAACGAAACGGCCGCGGTCGTCCACCTCGAGGGCCACGTCGGCGACCTGGTGTTGCCAGGGCATGAGCGGCTGGCCCATGGCGGCCGACACCTTCGCGACGCCGGGGCCATGGGTGCGCAGCGACGGGTTACGCCTCGTCGCGAACCGGGGCGGCGGCGGGGTTGGCGAGGTCACGTAGCAACTCCTCGAGGGCGTCGGTCTGAGCGGCGGCGCGCGTCTCCGGAGTCATGCGGAGTTCCTTGAGCGCGTCGAGAATCGGGCCCAGCAGCTTGGCCGGGCCGTAGGGCTTGTTCTGCGCCTCGAAGCAATCCAGCGCCCACGCGCCAGCGCGCACCAGGACCAGCGCGGCGTCATCGCGTTCGGTCAACGTCCCATCGCCGACCTCTGCCGCTATGGCCCGTTCGACCGCAGCGCAGTGGCGACCCGGCTCAGTGCGGACCACGGCAGCGTTGGGCAGCTCGGGGAACATGCTGTCTTGCCCGTGCTCCGGTGCCTTTGTGTGCCTTCGTGGCATAATTCGCCCTCCTAACCTGCATGTTTGTGTATGTACCTATCCCCGGTATCCGTATCCAGTCGGAGAAAACGGAAAGGGGGCGCGGGGTGTCCGGCGGCCCTCGGCTCAAAAACGCGGCAGTCGACGCACCAACCGCAGCCGCACAGCTCACGCCAGCGCGCGCCACGTTTCGCCGACTGCTCGTAGGAGTCGAACCACGCCATGGTCAGCCCTCCACCGCAGCAGTGACGCACAGGTCAGGGCATCCGATGCCGGGCTCATGCACGCTGTACAGCTGGGGAGCCAGGGCAGAGCAGGGGGTGACCAGCTCGGCTGTGTTGTCGTCGCGCACGTACACGCCGCCGGTGGGGTCGGGTTCGACGTTCAGGGGCACCAGGGCGTTACGGAGGTAGCGCCAGGCCAGCGGCGCACCGCAGATGCGGCAATACGACTCGGTATCCAATTCCATTGCAGGGCTACCAATCTCGGGATGGAGCGAGGGAGAGCGCGCGGAGGGGGTAGCGGGCGAACCACTCCTCTAGGGGCATGTCGCCGCGCATCGAATTGCAGGTCAGGTGAGCGGGTCGCAGATTGGCCAGCGAGTCGGAGCCGCCGCGACTGCGCGGGATGACGTGATCGGCGGTCGTCGCGCCGGGCCGCCCGCACAGGTGGCATGTGATGCCGTAGGTGGCCAGCGTCAGGGCGCGGAGAGCCTGAGCGCGGCGGCCCGTCCAGCTCATGACTCCGGCCGATCCAGCGGCGGCGGCGCGACCGCTTGCGGCGGCGGGCCGACGTGCGCGGGCGGGCGGCCGGGGCGGGTGTCCGGTCGGACCGTGATCACTGTGTCGGGGTCGCCGATCCGGTCCGTTTCGTCCAGGCGTCCAGGGCGGGCCACGTTCGGCCGGGGGCGCGGTGTGAGCGGGCGCGGGTCGGGGATGTCTCCTGGTGCCATGGGGCGAGTTCTCCTGTCTGCGTTGCGTTCCGGGGCGGTTGAGCTACCACGGAGGGAGCGGAGGGGAGCGTGAGGGCAGGGCGTACCCCGTACCGCATGAGGTACGGAGTGCCACCACGTCGGTCGCTTCGGTCGGATCGGTTGGTGTGCACGCGGCCACGGGTATTACTCGCTGGGCCGCCGGGACTGGGCTGCTGCGAACGCCCGGTACACCTGCCACGGTGTCCCCGTCCGAGTCCGCCTTTACCGGGTCGGACGCTCGCATCGGAATGGGTGCAGTAGCCCCTCTGACGGGCGACGACTACGCGGGCGAGGCGTATCACCCGTCACGTAATCCCCACGGGCGCAGAGGGATACGAGCACCGTCTATTCGGCTACGGCATCACCCCACCTCGTTGTGGTTGCCCACCCGTCCCCAGGAACGGACACCGGGGACGGGTGGGAGTCGTAGCCGCCGTTACGGCAGTCGGCGCAGCGCCAGACCTCACCCGTTGGCAATCGCGGAACGCGTGCTCGAGGGTGATAGGGGCGCTTGCACATTGGGCAGCGCGGCAGCGGGGCGGTACGGGTGAACGTGCGTGCCATCGCTCAGCCCTCCAGATCGAACAGAGCGGGCACGGGAGCGTAGTCACCGGCCAGACAGTCGAGGCACCGGAGTTGGTCGGTGTCGTTGGTCCAGAACGGCGTTCGGCAGCTGCGACAGCCCACGATGAAACCGGCGCAGCTGCGCCGCACGGGCGTATGCCCTACGGCGTTGCTGCCCGGCCAGGGGCCGAGGATCACGCGGGCGGCCATCACGCGCCGTCCGTGCTGTCCTGGTGGCGCAGTCCCAGACCGGCGGCGGCCATGAAGCACACAGCGGCGGCGGTGAACTTGGAATCCACCATGCCGCCGCCGAGTACCAGGCAGGCCATGGCGAGCATGGGCAGGGCTACCGCGCTCAGATCGGTTGCGAGTCCGCGTGATTCGGAGGTCATCGCGTCACCGCCCACCAGTAGGCGAACCACAGGGCTACGACAACGGCCGCCGTCACCAGGGACGCGGCCACGTAAGCGCGGAGCGGGATCATGCCGCGCCGCCGAGAACCAGCGTTGCGAGGTCGGATTCGGCGAACCGGTAGTGACCGCCGGGTGTGGTGACGGACGGGCGAACAACGCCACCTCGGACCCACCTGCGAACGGTCTCACCGCACACACCTAGTCGCTCTGCGACCTCAGATGTCGTTAATAGTGCGACTTGCTGCATGCCAGCGACAAAAGCACGTACATGTATTGCACGTCAAGATCGACACGCCGTGTTATGTGTGACTCAGTGGAGTTTGTAGCGACTTTTTGGGATCATGGACGGCATGACACAAGCTCATGCCACAACGTCGGGGGCACCGTGGGTTCCGCAACTGGACACGTTCGGTGCGCGGCTCGCTGTGCTGCGGCACAAGATGGGTTGGAATGCCAAGGAGGCTGCGGCGGCCTGCGGATTCGCTCAGGCCAGCTGGCGAGACTGGGAGATCAACGGTCGCCTACCGCGTGACTTGCCGGGGGTTTGCCAGCAGATCGAGAACGCTACTGGCGTACACCATGTTTGGTTGATGACCGGCGTAGACGTAACCACCCCGGCGGGAACCGCCGGGGTGATCGAC